ACCTCGTTCAGGTCGCGGTGGTCGTAGCGCGAGTCCAGCAGCTCCTTGAACCAGTCGAGGCTGCGGTAGTCCACGACGAACCCCACCTCGTCGGGGATGCCGCCCAGCTCGACCTTCACGGTGTAGTTGTGCCCGTGGAGGCGCGAGCAGGGGTGGTCGGCTGCGAGTCCGTCGAGGCGATGCGACGCCGAGAACCCGAACTCCTTGCTGATGGTCACGTACACGCTGGGCCTCCTACGGCTGCTCTCGATTGCGTTCCTGATGGTGTAGAGCCACATGGTGTCACTCTGGCGCTCCGCCGCGCTCCTGCAGGTACTCGATGCCAGCCTGCACGAGGGTTTCGGCATCCGAGTTGCTGCCCTCCTCCTTGGCTGCGTCGAACCAGCTGCGCACCGTCTGCCACTGCCGCTCCGTGAGTTTCAGGTTCAGCGTGCGCGTGACCTTCGCGTCCTCGCCAGTGCTCGCCTCGTCGTCGGCGTACTGGTCGAAGTCGAACTCCGCGAGGTTGCGCAGCCGCTCCAGCTCGTCGTCGTCGTAGGGCAGCGCGAGGTCGGGGAAGTCAGCGAGCGACGCAGCGAGGCGAGCCTCCAGCACCTCATCGAACGACACCTGCTGCTGGTACCAGATGGTCAGAGCCTTCGCGCGCTCGTCGGGCAGCTCGCCCTCGTTGTAGACGATGACCTTGGGCAGCTGCAGCTGTGCTGAGGCGCGCCAGCGCTGCTCTCCGTCGAGGACCTCGTACACGGCACCGCTGCCGTCGTCGGGCACCTCGCGCACCACGATGGGTGCTCGCAGCCCGTTGGCCTGCACGCTGCGCACGACCTTGATGAAGTCGGGGTTGGTGTCGCTGTGCACCTTCGGGTTCCACGGGTTGGCTCGCACCAGCTCGATGGGCACCACTTTCAGGCGCTTCTGGTCGAATGTCACTGCCACGTGATGCCCCGTTCTGTCCAGAGGCGAGTGACCTCGGCCTCGACCTGCAGCCAGCGCACGGCCTCCCCGTACTCCAGCTCCTTGTAGTTCTTGGTGCGCGCCTCGAACAGCTTGACGCGAGGGTCGCGGAGGGTGCTGCTGCTGCCGAACCGCGCAGAGCTGAGCCACGAGGTGCTGTCCACGCTGTACCAGGGATACTCGCGCAGCTGCCGCCGAGCTGTGATGCCCAGCCCGTGGAGGCGCACGCGGTCGCGCACGGTGCGGAAGACGTAGCGGTAGAACTGCTGCTGCAGCTGCACTGGGCTGCCCTCGCCCGCGACTCCGCCGATGCCCACGTAGCTGAACCCCTCGCGCTCGAAGCGCTCCAGCAGCCCTCGGTGCTCGTCGCTCTGGAAGTCGCTGAGGTGGTAGACGGGGATGATGGTGGTGCCGGGGCAGCGAGCCACGAGCTGCGCCTGGTTCTCCAAGGTCTCCTCGACATCGTTCGTGTCGAGGTTGAAGGCGTAGCGGATGGAGTGGCGGTTGACGTACTCTGCGAACTCCAGCACGTCGATGACCACGCCCTTGGTGCGGGCCGAGAAGCCTCCAGAGTCGAGCAGGAGCATGTCGTAGTTGGTGCTCGGCGGTCGCCCTCCGAGGCTGTAGTACGACTGCAGGCGGTTGCGCACTCCCGCGCGAGCCAGCACTGCCTCGTGCTGGTGGATGTTGTCAGCTCCCGCGAAGAACAGCTTCACGAGGCGTACTCGATGACCTCAGCTGCGCCGTTCATCTCGAACGCGCGGCGGCGCATGTAGCAGGGGCCGCAGCTGCCGCAGTGCAGCTCCCCGGCCTCGTAGCAGCTCCACGTGATGTCGAGGGGCGCGCCCACGTCGAGGCCGAGGCGCACGATTTCGTGCTTCATGAGGTTGCCGACAGGCTCCACGACTCGCACGCTGCGCCCGAGGTTGACGGCGTTGGGCAGCACGGCGTTGAACGTGTGCACGAACTCCTGCTCGTTGTCGGGGTACGCGCCGGACTCCTCCAGGTTGTTCCCGAGGGCGATGGTGTCGATGCCGCGAGCCTCTGCGATGCCGGTGGCGATGCTCAGCATGATGAGGTTCCGCGCGGGCACCCACTCGTGCGCCAGCTCAGCTCCAGCCTCACCCTCTGCGACTGCCTCCTTCGTACCCGTGAGGCGCGAGCCGCCGATGGCTGTGGCGAACAGGTCGGTCTCGACTGTGAGTAGCGGCACGCCCAGCCGTTCGGCTACAGCGGCGACAGCGACCGCTTCCGGCGCTGTGGCGCGTGCCCGGTACCCGAAGTGCAGCAGCGTGACATCGTAGCCATCGCGCTGCAGCACAGCTGCAGTGACCGTGCTGTCCAGCCCGCCGCTGCAGACCACGAGTGCTCGCCCCGTGGTGGCGCTGGGCTGCAGAGCTGTGCGCTGCAGCGTGCCCGTCTTGCCGTCGATGGTGGTCACCGAGTACGGGGGCACCTTGCTGATGGCTGCGCGAGGGCTGCCCCAGCCCGGGAGGAAGCGGTCGAGGCTTGCGAACAGCCACGCGCCATCGCGCCACTCGGTGTAGATGGGCTTGTAGTTCGACGCGAGGTGCAGCACGTCGCTGTGCTCGTCGTACACGGCGAGCGCGTAGCTGCCGACGACTCGCTCGCGCAGCACTCGCGCGAGGCCCGGCCCCGTCCTGTCCCAGTACGCCGCCAGGAGCGGCACGAGCACCTTGGTGTCGATGTTCGGGCGCTCGATGCCGAGCTGAGCTGCCAGCTCTGCGTCGTTGGCGATGGTGCCGTTGTGCACGAGCACGATGCCGTCGCCACGGTACGGCTGCGCGTCCTCGGGGCGCTTGTGCTCGACCCACTCGGTGGTTGGCTCGGCGCGGTTGTTGGCGAGGGCCACGTGGCTGCAGTGCAGCTGAGGCAGAGGCTCCTTGGTGACCGTGCGCCACACGTCGCCGTCCGTGTAGACACCCACGCTGTCGCGCCCTCGCTCGGCGGCGAGAGCCACGATGGAGTCGATGCGGATGAGGGTGTGCGACTCACTGCGGTGGGCGGGAATGAGAGCGCCCGAGATGCTGCACACGGTGTGTCTACCTCCAGGGGTCAGGGAACCGGGATGCCGGTTTGAGACTGCGGCCAGCGTAGCAGCGAGCTGCACGGCTCCCATGATGGCACACCGTGGTGAACCGAGGTCATGCGAGCGCCCCCGACCGTGTGGGCCGGGGGCGCTCTGCGGTGCTCAGCGAGTGACGCCGACGCGGTGCTCGCCGTGTGGCGCGAGCCTCGGGTCGAGCGGCTGCTCCCCGCTGCTGGCTGCAGCTGCGTTCATCGCGTCAGCGAACTCCTGCATCGCGCGAGCTGCCTGCTCAGCTGCAGGGGCGAACGCCTCCAGCATCGCTGTCTGCAGCTGCGTCATGGCTGCCGCGACGCGAGCTGCAGCGAGCCGCTGCCGCCGAGCTGCCCGCCGCTTGTGGTGCAGGAGAGCGGCCCCTCCGGTCGCTGCGAGCGCGATGCTCAGCGCGTCCATCAGCGAGCCTTGTCGATGTCGGTCACCTTGGCGGTGCGAGAGCTGGGGCGCTTGCCCCGCATCGTCTGCGCGACGGCCCAGAGCACGGAGACTGCGAGTGCGAGCGCGATGGCTGCTCCCGCGATGGCTCCGGCCCATGCGAGCAGGTCGAGTGGTGTCATGGTGTGCTCCTCCTAGAACGGGGTGTCGTCGTACTGCGGGCGCGCGCCGGGCTGTGCAGTCTCCCACGGCGTGCTCTGCGGCTGCTGCGCAGCTGAGGGCTGCTGCCACGCCTCGCTCGCGCTGGTGCTCTGCGAGCTGCCGATGCGCAGCTTGGTGCCGATGACGCTCACCTTGACCACCAGCTTGGTGCGCGCCTCGCCCGAGGTCTTGTCGTTCCAGCTCTGCGAGTCCACGGTGCCCACGAGCACCACCTGCGCGCCCTTGCGGTACTCGCCCAGGATGGCCTCTGCGAGCTGCCCGAACGCTTCGCACGCCCAGTAGGTGGTCTCGCCGTCGCGCCACTCGTTGCTCTGGCGGTCGAAGCGGCGCGGGGTGCTGGCGACGCGGAACGAGGCGACGGGTGTCTGCCCTGCTGCGCGCCGCTCGGGGTCGGCAGTGATGCCGCCCACGATGGTGACCTGCGTTTCGTTCATGCGGCGATGCTCTCTTTCTCTGTGATGACGTGCTCGGGGCGAACACAGTCACGGTGGCGGCAGGTGCGGCGTCCGGGGAGCACGAGCTGCCCGTCTGCGTCGAGGGGGTTGTCGTCAGCGTCGAACTCGCCCTGCCACGGCGTGCACTCGATGACGTGCCCGCCGCGAGCTGTGCGCGATACGGGCTGCGGCGGGAGGTCGATGCTCTCGCAATCGGGGCAGAGCTGCCACGCGGCTCTCACCGGCCTCGTGCGCCCGCAGCGCTCGCAGCTGTGGCGCACTGTCTCGCTGGGCCTGAGTCTCACTCCTGCGACCATCCGTTCATCCTTTCCTTGGTTCCATCGGGGTTGAGGTAGTAGTGCTCGCCATCGGGGTAGAGCACGAGAGCGCGAGCTGGCAGCAGCGAGGTGTGGATGCGGCTGAGCCGCTGCCCGGCTGCCTTGGCTGCAGCTCGTGCAGCTGCGTCGCTCTCGATGGCGCGGTTGTGCCCGGTGCAGTGCGTCACGAGCCACTGCACCTCGTCGTACAGGTCAGCGTCGGGCGTGCCGCCGTTTCCGCGCCCAACGATGTGCCCAGCTTCGAGAGCGCCCCAGCACTTGCCGGGCAGCACGCCGCGAGCGACGCAGCTGTTCCCGTCACGCTCGCGCGCCTGCTTCCGCACGGCAGCGCTCACCTGACCCACAGCTGCTCCGCCCTGCGCTGCTCGTCGTGAGCGCGGAGCGCCAGACCGTTGCGGCGCATGACCTCGCCCATGAGCTTGTGGCCTGCTGCGCTCACCAGGTAGGTGTTCGCGGCCTGCTTGGTGGGGCGCTGCTCTGCGAGGCCCATGCGGGCCAGCTCGGGCACGGTGGGCACGTGCTCCAGCTCTGGCGCACTCACTGCCGCCGCCCGGCCTTCCGCAGCTCGTGCGCGGCGTGCAGCTGCATGGCGAGGAGCGCGAGCTGCGAGCTGCTGAGCGGCATGGCGTCGTAGGTGTGGCCGGGCGACACGTCGCTCCACCCGCACTTGCAGCGCAGCTCCCAGCGCAGCTGCCACAGCCTCCACCAGCGGCGCGTCGGGGTGGCCCGCATCAGGTGATGCTTCCTGACCCAGCGCATCTCCTTCTTCGTGAAGTCCATCACCGAGAGTCCACCCTGTCCTCGCGCACCATGAGGCTGCGGTGGTACTGGAACGAGCGCTCCAAGTGGTCGAGCTTGCTCCGCACGGCCTTGACCTGCCCCTCGGTGATGTACGCCTGCAGCCGAGCGCTCTGCACCTCGTCGTCAGCGTCGGCAATCATCTCGGCCTCGCCGTTGGTGACCTTGCCCAGCTCGCGTGCGTCAGTGATGCCCTCGGGCAGCAGCTTCCCCGCCTTCGCCAGCAGGTACTTCTTCGCGCGCAGCGACTTGAACCGGGTGTGAGCCTCCGCGAAGGCGTTGTTCGCGTCGGCGTAGTCGAGCGTGGCCTGCAAGCTCTCCAGGTCGATGCGGTCGAGCGCTTCACGCGCCGTCGCCACCTGCTCAGGGTTGCGCCCGAGCGCTGTGTCAGCGCGCAGCTCAGCAGCGCGAGCGTCCCAGTCTGCCGACATGCGAGCCGACAGCTCGGGCGGCACTCCCGCCGCGTACTTCTGCCACAGCTGCGCCAGCTCCGCCATGCTCTCCGCTGCAGCCAGCTCGCCCGTGTAGGGCATCACGTCAGCCATCAGTCCTGCCCCTCGCTCTCTGCGACGCTCGTGGCCTCACGCATGGCGCGCAGCGTCGCAGCGCGCACCTTCTTCGCTCTCGCTGAGTTGTAGAGCCTGTCGAACGCCTCCTGGCTGTCGCACGCAGCTGCAGCCTCGACCCACTCCAGCTCCCCCTCGGGCACCTGCGGCTCGCTCAGCTCGGGCACCACGGGGTCGATGTCCTCGCCCGCGGCGGGCTGCTGCCCTTCGTACTTCACACCCAGCAGCACCGTCTTGACCAGGCGCTCCTGCGGGGCGCGCCCGTACAGGCTCAGCCCGAACTGGTCACCGAGGTTGATGGCGCAGCGTTTCAGCGCCTGGCTCTCAGCTGTCTTGACCGCGAAGTCGTGCGCGTCGGCACGCTTGCTGTCGGGGAAGTTGGTAGCGCCGCCCGTCGCCTCCTCGGTGTAGATGCCAGTGGCAGTGCGCTCGATGCTGCCGTCCTCGCGCTCGCGGAAGGCGTAGACCGTGAGGCGGTAGCGCACGCGGTACCCGACGCTGACGCGCATCGCGCCTGTCGGCTCGTCGCCGGGGGCGTCCTCCTGGCGGCGCTGCCGCTCGCGGTTCTCGTACAGCAGCGAGCTGTCGATGACCTCGCCATCCCACCCTCCGTATCCGAAGAACCGGGTGAGGTGAGCGCGCACGTCATACGCCTCCAGGTGCGCGTTGCCGTCGCGCACGAGCACCCTGCCGGGGTTGATGGCCTGGTTGAGGCGGTGCGTCTGCTCCGGGGTTAGCAGCGTGAGCTGCGCGTTCTCGGTCACTTGTCGAGTCCTCTCGCTGCCACCAGGTAGGGGGTGCCGTTGCCGCGCGACTGGCGGCTGACCACGCGCTTTCTGTCCACCAGTCCGTGCTTGGCCTGCCCCATCACCTGCAGCACGCCGACTGCGGCGATGTTGAGCTGCGCCTCGGCCTCAGCTGCAGCACGGCGAGCTGCGAGCCACTGAGTGCCCGCGCTGTCGAGGTCAACCTCGGTGCCGTCGATGTCCGGGTGCATCTTGCGCACCGTGGTGACCTCGCCGTCCGTGCCCGTGAACTCGGGCGGCTGCTCCGTCTGCACGAGCTGGTCGAACCACTCGACCTCCTTGCGGTTGATGCGCTGCTCCACGCTGTCGGCAGCCACCGGAATCTCCACGTAGTCGCTGCCGCTGAACAGCACGGCGAACACGCCGAGGTCGAACCCGAAGGCGTCGAGGTACCACTGCTCCTGCGTGCGGTAGTAGCTCGGGGCGAGCCAGCTGCGGTCGTCGTCGCGCCAGTCGTCGTCGTAGCGCGAGGTCTTGGCCTCCACGATGCCCCACGTGTCGAGGCTCTGCGAGTACCACAGCGCGTCGGGGCTGGCGAGCTGGTAGCCGCGCTCAGCGTGCCGCCAGCTCATGTCGAACCCGGGGGGAGCAGTGATGACCACCAGGCCGGGGTTGCGCTCTGCGTAGTGCTGCAGGATGACAGGCTCCAGGATGGTGCCCCAGCGCTTCTCGTCTACGTTCTTGCCGTCGTCCTCGCGCGGCACCAGGCCCGTGCGCTCAGCCCACAGCTGGTACGGGGTCTGCCACTTGCTGCAGTTGCAGATGGCTGCGACATCGCTGCCGCCGTAGCCCGTGGCGCGCTGCTCGTGCCAAGCGTCTGAGTGCGTCGGGCGGTAGCCCTCGAACACAGCTGTGCCGAGCCTGTCGCCAACCTCGAAGCGGAGGTCGGGAGTGATGGGCACGAGTGCTCCGCGCCCGAGGTCAACCATCGCGGGGGCGCTGCCGAGCACTGCTGTCTCGGTCGCGCCCATGAGTGATGCTGCCATTGCTGGCTCCTTTCCTTGGTGCGACGAGCTTACAGGGGTGAGCTGCCGCATGGCACACGCTACGCGGCACCTACGACAACGCCCCGCCCCTCGCGTGAGGGACGGGGCGCGTCGTGCAGCTGCGTTAGACGAGCTTGCGGCGCAGCAGAGCGCTGCCGAGCAGCACGAGGCCGCTCAGGAGCAGCCCGCCAGCGCCGAGCGCGAGAGCGGGCGTTCCAGCTGCTCCCGTGTACGCCAGCACCTCAGGCTCCTCGGGCAGCGGCGGCAGCTCGGGCAGCTCGCACTCCAGCTCGGCCAGCTCCTCGGCAGTCGCGTCGCGCTCCACCACCTCGACCTCCACGACAGGCGTGCCGAGCACCCAGACGTTCTCCACGAGCACGTAGCTCGTGGTGCTCGTCGTGATGGTGTCCGTCGCGCTGCCATCGCACCCAGCGACCGTGATGATGCCACGCTCCACCACGGGCGCGGGATGCTCGGGAATGACCGGGCAGTCCTCGTTCTTCACGAGCTTGTACGCCTCGCCCCAGCCACCGGGCACCAGCGACTCGGGCGGGT